GGTCTCATTAGTTTCCATAAATTGCTTTTGAAATTCATCTACCTGAGTTTGAATCTCATCGGGAATAGGAGAGACTTCATTTACAGGAACCATCATTACAGACTTTCCATCAGGACGAGTAATTTTCCAACAAACATGTTGATTATCTGTGAGATCTAAAAGAAACTCAAAATTATCTTCTGCCTGTTGAAGTGTGACTCCAATAGGTCCAATCATTTTACAGCAAAGCAATAAGTGATCATATCAGCATCAAGAATATCTTCAATCTCACTGACTGTTTCAGAGAAACCTTCAGAACCTTCTTCATCCCATTTCCAGTTTACAGTTTTATCATATCCTTCATCGTCTACGATGTTGATAGACCGTTTTGAAAAGTTGACAAAGACATGTGCGAGATTAGTGCTCATGCGAACTCCTGACTACTTATGTAGTATAGCAGGTCTGAGGCAAGGTGTCAAGGGTTAGTTCAGTTTGATTGTCAGAGCAGTCAGTTGCATAATGCCAGCAGCAGCAGTTAATGCCATGGCACCTGCACCAGCAGTGAGGGTTACAGCACCAGCAGCAACGGTTGTTGTCCATGCACCTGCGGCAACATTACAAACATATGCACCAGCAGCAACGTTTAAGTTATATCCCCCTGCTCCACACTGTCGAGTAATCGATCCTGCTGCAATGATAATCGAGTTGGTAGGAACAGTATCAACACCATTCAATGCTCCAGGAATCTGTGTTGTAATAATAGATCCTGCACAGACTGTAGTAATACCAACCTTTGCTGCCAATGGATTGGGTGGAGTATTAATCAACTGTGTTAAATGTGTTGTGGACATATTGATTGTACTGTCCCCTGCCAGGGTAAGTTCACCAGCAGCATAAGTCTGCTTGGAACAACTATTATCTAGAACCGCACCAGAAATTTGATGCTTATTTGCATGAAGATCCATTTCTGCCGACTGCATGTTCAATCTAGCACCAGAAACATTCAAATCAAGGTCAGAACCAAATCGCACAGTATGCTTCTGAATCGATTGTCCTGATGAATTTTCTTTCCCATTCTTATCTACCATTCGAGGAGCACCCTCAGCAGACAAGAAGAATCCACCACCAACTTCAAGATGACAGTTGCCAGTAACTTTTAAGAAATAATCTCCATTAATAGTTCTAACGTAATCATTATCGACAACTTTACAATCATCACCAGCAACTGCTGCGGTTATGTTTCCTGCGTAACTGACATCATCAGCAATTAATGAACCAGTATCCCCTTTACCAGAGTTTGAATCTTTTGTATACTGAGATACTACTTTCTCAAGTTCTTCAGGAGAAATATTAGGATTTGCTTTTTGTGCTTGTGACCTTGCATTATATTCAGCAGCAGCCTTCTGATTAATATTTGTAGAGGTATGTGTAGTGCCGCTAGCACTTTTTACAACACTTGCTTGACGACCAGGAGTACCAACATGCAATTCATAGGCACCATCTAAAAATGTTTTTGCAGAAACTAGATAAGGATCTGCTTTTTCTAAGATAGAATCTATGAGAGTACCAGCACCAAAAGCATCTCCACAAGATTTCATTCCCCTATCAGTACCTAAAATCTTTTGAATACTAGCAAGTTCTTCATCTGTACAATGAGTTACACCATATAAAGGATACCAACCAACAGTATCTTTACCACCATCAGCACTTCTACCACAACCAGTAGGAATAAACTTAATGAATAATTGAATAAGACCTGTGAGACTTGTAATACCATTCACAAGACCATCAAATCCTGCAGCAAAGATTTCAGAACCTGCTTGCCATGCATCTATAATTTCAGTTGCTTGTTCGTATCCTGCAACAATACCCTTTACAGTATCAACTACAGACAGCATAGTAGACAGCACAGACTGTACACTACAGACAATGTTATTAACAATGTCCTGTACACTTTGAACAACCATTGCTGCCTTATCAATCAAACCATCCAAAAATGAATCCAAGACTGAAGTTAGTGCTCCAATAGGATCTTGAACCATGCCGATCAATTGATTATCGACCACACACAATGCTTTTAAGATAACAACGACTGCTGCCTGAATTGCTGTTGTAAGAGCGAGAGGAATACCTGCACCAATCGTACCTAAAAGATTCACTAACTCTAGTTGTTCAGCAAGAGCACTAATCTGTTGTCTAATTGCAGCAACAATTTGAGCAAATACAGCACCTAAAAAGTTTTGCATCTTAGCAGTTAGTGCTTTTGCACTAACAAGTTTGCCTGTAACAATATTTAAAAAGTCACCATCTTCTGCTTTAACTAAGTTAGCTGCATGATTTGCAATGTCTTCTACAAGATAAGATAGTTGATACTCCAACGTCTTCCAAGGTCCGCCAACACCATTCGCAGCAGGAATAGGTTCCGTTACAGTCTTTGGTTTTCCTGGATTGCCAGAACTACCAGCGACTTTTTGTGCAAGACTTGTACCAGGAGCTCCTGGACCATTAACAGGTGATGTTTTTGTAGCACCAGGAATAGGAACACTATTATTAGTAGAGTTTCTTGACTTATTACCTTGATTACCTCTATCGTTGACTACACTATAAGTTGGATCTGCAGGATTATATAAGACTGGATTTACATGACCAGTGCTACCTGGTTCCATAGTTTCGCCTGTAAAAGCAAAAACATTCTTATCATTAGTTTCAGGAGATTTATCGACTCGCATAACACCCATAACAATGGGCATTTGAGCATTTTCTCCATCCATGAAGAATCCCATAACAATTGCACCTGGTTGCAACTGTCCAGAACTTTCTCCTTGACCATCATTACCTGGTTGAGAGGTATGTTGTAGTACAGTTGCCCATGGTAGTGCTTCCGTAGGAAGATCGGCAGTTGTTCCACCTCTTACATTAGTGTAGTATCCAAGAACTCGAACTTTTACTCGTCCGAGTTCCATAGGATCTTGGTTATCTTCTACTTCACCAACCCACCAGTAGAATCCATCCTTACCAACAAAATTGATAGTAGGTTCATTAATAATACCGTCAATTGGCATGGTTATACTTTATCCTTACGTCAATTATTTATTCGTCAATGTATCCGAAGTCTACAAGATACTTTCTAGTGAGAGCAGTAGGTTCATAAACTTCCCACATCTTACCACCAGCACATGCAGCAAGAGCATTCATAGTCATGTTTTCAGTACGACCTGCCCAACCTGCTTCTGCTTCCCATGGCACTGCATTCTTAGGATAGGTGCGTTCTGCTAGCACACGCCAAATCATAGGAACTTCATCCTCTGGTTTGATGATAGCAATCAGACTGTTATCAATCGTTCCTGCCATACAATCTTGTGCAGCGTGCCATCCTTCATGACGCATAACCATCATCAGAGTACCAGGTTTACCCATAAAATCTTTGTTTAGAAAGAAGTTATTGGATACAGTATGGTATACACCACGATGACCATATGGGAAATACTTCTCATCAGCAAGGAATACATTGACTCCAATCTCGTTCAGAGAGTGAAGCATGTTATGAAACTCACCAGTGACACCAGTGAATTCTTCAGTGTTAGGATACTCAGATGAGATATCAAGCATCGAGTATACTTTCTTAACACCATCAGTACACTCACCAAGGAGCATACACCCCATAGAATGATTAGTTCTGTATTCACTCTCAGTAATAGGTTCTGCCATGGCAGGAACTACGGATCCTAAGAGTCCGAGTGTCAAAAAAGCATTAATAAGTTTGTTGTTCATAATAATAAGTTGAACATGCCCGAAGAGGGGATCGAACCCCCGACAATCTCCGTGTAAAGGAGGTGCTCTACCGCTGAGCTATTCGGGCTTCCTAGTGAAGCGATACAATTCTGTACTACCCCACATAAGTTCACCTGTTTCCAAGTCTCTTCCTTGGTCACAAGTATGCAGTTTGTCTTTGTAGACATGTATTTCAGAGATTACACGGTCTCCCCTATAACCTCTACATTTATCTCCAGCAAGTTGACCGTGCCAAGCATTGCCATCGAACTTAAATATCATATCACAATCTTCGTGTCTTGTCCAGTCCAAATGATAGTTCTCTACTAACACTTCAGTTTCGGACAATACAACTATCTTGTGATTCTTCTGACGATAAGGAGAATTTGGTCCTTCTCGTCTCTTAAAATTTATAGATTGGAATCCATCATCATGACGTTTCCAAATAATTTCTACAGAAACCCAATTGCATGGATCAGATTGTGCCTGGTGACGATTCTCCCAATGGCCTAAGATATAGTCTTCAAATTTAGCCATAACTATCTCTGAACCCTTACATGGTTATTCTAAAAGAAATGTTCTCTTTTGTCAAGTCAATCTTCGTAAACCAAGCATTCTGGTTCTGAAGGGTTTGCGTCACAAAACAATTCTAAGTAAGTAGGATCATGATGATCTCCTGCCTCAATCTCTTCTTTGTGATGCTCTGCGTATTCTTCTAATTCATGCAACTCACCTTCAATATGACGGCGTTGTTGTGGAGATATAGACGAATTGTCTAGGATCTCTTTGTCAATAGCAATGTGCTTTTCGATACTGTCCATGTATCCTCCTGTTGTAATAATATTTATTTGATTAAATGGTAGAATCCTTCATTAAAAGCAATTCCGTAGTCATACTAGTACCATTTGTATCATGAGTCAAGCTAGCAATTAGATATCTACCACTATATCTACGGTCTACTTTAGGTGCCTTTCCAGATTTTGCTGTGGTAGGAATAACAATATCAATTCCTGAACCAACATACAAATCCATATTTCCTGGAATAGTTATTTGTAGTTTAATAGTCTTCAGACTTTCAATCCTCATCCATTGGTATGCCTGGAGTTCTACGAGTGACTCATAATTTTTTTGAGGATTATCTTCAAATCTTTGATCAAAAATTTGATTCGGAAGAATTGTGTATCTAACTCTCTTTGGATAATCAATTAATTGCTGAACTCCTTCATCCATAGAATTGATAATATTCTTATTACCACCATCTTTCAAGTGAGACATACTATTCCAGTATGTGTTGATATTATAATAATGAGCATCTACAGAGATGTCTGTACTAATACCCATTTTAGATTGTGTAATGGTAGTTGGGTCAAATCCAATACTATAACCAGACCAT